TTCCCCTGGCCCGGATGCTCGAACGTGATCTTCCCGCTCGTGACGATCGCCGCACTGCAATTCAGTGCGCGAAGCTACGAGAACATCATCCAGGGCACGGACGTGGTTCGCTACCGGATCACGACCAACGACACGCTCGTTCGCCAGCGGGCCGACCGCATCTCTAAGCACATGTCGTGGCAAGTCCTCGAAGAGGACATGAGTTGGGAGGAACAGCATGATCGAATGCTCATTAATTTGGGGATCGTTGGAACTAACTTTATCAAGACGTACCATTCCGCCAAGCTCGGCCACAACGTCAGCGAATTGGTTCTTGCCCGCGACTTCATCATCGATTATTGGGCTAAGAGCGTCGACGAAGCCCCTCGAAAGACCCATGTCATTCCCTTCTTCCGCAACGAGATTTACGAGCGAGTGAAGGCGAAGGTCTTTCGCGACGTGCTCGCGGAGGACTGGTACGAGTCGACCTCGACTCCCTACGAGACGATCAATATCGATCATGATCGGCGGGCGGGCTTAGAAGCCCCGACGCCCCCCGACGAGGACACCCCGTTTCGGTGCCTCGAACAGCATCGACTGTTCGACCTCGACAAGGACGGCTACGCTGAACCCTATATCGTCACGATCGAAGAGAAGTCTAAGAAGGTGCTTCGAATCGTCGCTCGGTGGGATCGCGACGAGGACATCGAGCGGCTCGACGACTCGATCTTGCGCATCCGCGCAACCGAATACTTCACCAAGTTTTCGTTTATTCCGGCGGCGGACGGAGGCATCTATGATATCGGCTTCGGGGTCCTTCTCGGCCCCCTCAACGAGTCTGTCAACACAGGCATTAACCAGATGCTTGACGCCGGGACCATGGCAAACTCCAACGGTGGTTTCTTGGGTCGTGGAGCCAAGATACGCGGTGGTAACTATACCTTCGCCCCCTGGGAATGGGTACGTGTGGATTCCACGGGCGATGACCTTCGAAAGTCCCTAGTTCAACTTCCGACTCGTGACCCATCCGCCGTGATGTTTAGCTTGCTTAGCCTGCTGATCGACTACACTGACCGCGTTGCCGGCACAGTTGACCAGGCCGTAGGGAAGAACCCCGGTCAGAACACTCCGGCGGAAACGAGTCGGAACTCGTTGGAACAGGGAATGCGCGTCTACGCCTCGATCTTCAAGCGCGTCTGGCGCTCGCTCAAAGAGGAGTTCAAGAAGCTCCACGCCCTCAACGGGAGATTCCTCCCGTTGGAGATGAAGTTCGGCGAGAAGGATGATTCGGTGCGGCGGGAGGACTACCAATCGAACCCCGATCAAGTCGTACCGGTCGCTGACCCCAACGTCACGTCGCAGAGCCTTCGGCTCCTTCAGGCGTCGATGGTTCGAGAAGCCGCCGCCCAGATGCCCGGCTACGACCGACCGTTGGTCGAGAAGCGCTATCTTCGCGCCATGCAAGTCGAGGGGATCGACGAGATCTATCCAGGGCCCGACAAGGTCCCGCCGCTGCCAAACCCGAAGGCGCAGATCGAACAGATGAAGCTTCAGGCGAAGCAGATGGAGATCGAGTTCAAGAAGCAGGAGTTGATCGCGAACCTTCAAGCGCAACGGGAGAAGACGCAGGCCGAGATCGGCAAGCTCCGCGCAGAGACCTTTGTGCTCATTAAACAAGCACAAACTGAAGAGGTCAAGACTCGTCTTCAGGCGTTCGAACTCGTGATTAAGGCTCTCGAAACCCACAACAACATGATAAACCAGAACATTGAGACATTGAGAGGAGGCAAAGATGGAGATTCCGGCGAGGACGGAGTGGGAGCAGTGGCAAAGCCAGCCGGCAACGCTGGCGCTCCGGGAGCTTCTCCGCCTGTGGCGGCAGGGGCTAATGGAGCAATGGGCGCGGGGGCAGTTTAACGGGGAGGACCCCATTGCGAGTGCGATCATGAACGAAGGGGCCATTGCACAGATTAATTTTACCGATAAGCTCTTGGAGCTTACTTACGAGCAATTAGAGGAGGCATTCAGTGGAGACACCTAAAGTGAAAGAGACAGAGGCATTGAAGCTAGCGGAGACCGGGGAGCCGTGGGAGTGGAGGGCTCGCAAGGACGCGACTCCGATCAACCCGTCCGGGTTGGAGCCCTTGGGGCACGCGGTTTTGGTGGAACCTTACGAACCCGAGTTCAAGAAGTCAATCATCCAGATCCCGATCACCGTGCGGATGCGCACGCAGATGGCCGAGACGCGAGCGATCATCATCGCGGTTGGCCCGGAGGCGTGGAAGGATGAATCCCGTCCCCGCGCCCAGATCGGCGACAAGGTCATGATTACACGGTTCGCAGGGGCCATGCTGACTGGGCCGAACGACGAGAAGATCTATCGCATGGTCAACGATCGCGACGTGTTCTGTAGGATCTCGTCAGCGGCGTGGCCGACGACGGAGCAATTGGAGGAGACAACCGATGAACGCTGAAGTCGATGTGGAGGCCCAAGCCCGCGCCTTGGGGTGGTCTCCGAAGGAACACTTCAAGGGCGATCCTCGCCATTGGGTCGATGCTGAGACCTACGTGAATCGGGGCGAGCAGATCATGCCGATTCTGCGGCAGAACAACCGGAAGCTCGAAACTGAGCTAACGGCCACGAAGGGGGAACTCGCGGCTCTTAAGGCGCAGCTAGAAGCCTCGCAGGCCGCGATCACGGAGTTGAAGTCGTTCAACTCGAAGACCTCGCGGGACGCGGCGAAGGCGACGAAGGCGGACTTGATTCGCGGCATCACGGAGGCACGCGAAGCAGGGAACGTCGAGCAGGAAGTCACCTTGCAAGATCAGCTCAGTGAGACCAATGCCGCGATCCGGGAGGCTGAAAAGAACGCCAACGCCGAGGGCGAGGCGAAGCCGAGCCCCACGGCGGCGAAGCCGCTCGATCCGGCTCTTTCCGCCGCGAAAGCCATCTTCGACGCATGGAAAGCTGAAAACGCTTGGTATGACGATGACCCTGTAAAGCACGGCTTGGCCGAAGGCTTCGCTGTGAAGCTCCGCAAGGACGGGACCGACCTTACTGGCCGCGCCTTCTTCGACGAGGTCACTCGTCAAGTCAACGCCTTTACGGGGGGTAAGAAGGAAGCTCCTCGCTCTGATAAGGTCGAAGGCGGCGGTCGTGGAAGCGGCCAGGGCGGCGGCGGAGCGTCCGTTGGCAAGTCCTTCTCCGATTTGCCGCCGGAGGCCAAAGCCGCTTGCGATAAGTTCGCTTCTCGCGGCGACATCACGATCGGCAAGGGCAAGACCTTCGAAACCCTCGAAGACTGGCGCAAGCACTACACCAACGAGTACTTTTCAAGAGAGTAACATGAGCGACTCACCCGCGAAAGCAAAACCGAACCCCTCTTTCAACGAAGCGGTCGAAACGGCGAAGCCGGCGACGCGCAAGCGTATTCCGATGTCTGTGCCGATTCGCAAGCTGGAGGTCCCTGAGATGCCCGGCTGGCATCTTCATTGGTTCCTCGAAAAGAACGTGCCGAGGGCCTTGCAAGCGGGCTACGAGTTCGTGGACTTCAACGAGGTCCCAACGAACCAGACCGGCCTCGGTAACGACGTTCGATCGTCGGGCTCTGCCGACTTGGGGGATCGAGTTCGAGTGCTTTCGGGGGTGACTGAGAACTCTCACCCTGAGTACTTGGTGCTCATGAAGCTCCCTGAGGAGTTTTGGCTCGAAGATCGGCGGAAGATCGACGAAATCAATGCCGCGCGCATGGGCGTGATCTTTCGCGGCGAGAAGATATTGGATTCTGAAGACTTGAAGGTATCGAGTGACGATCAGGCATTGAGGTACGTTAAGACAGCCCTGTTCAACAGGCCGACGAGAAAAGTGACGAAAACGACTTAACTAACTTAGGAGAACCGAAATGGCTAATAGCAATAAGGTCTCCGGCCTGACCCCAATCAAGTATCTCAATGGGGCACCTTGGACAGGCGGAGGTAACATCTATCATATCGACTCGGGGGACACCAACGCTTATTACGTTGGAGACCCGGTATCGTTGAAGGCCGGCACGGCGACGATCGCGAATGAGGACGTGGGGTTGCAGACCTTGAACGTCGGCCAAGTGGGCGCCGCGAACGTCGGAGTGATCGTGGCGATCGGGATCAACGCCAGGGGTGGTCCGTATATCGACCCCTCGAACTTGGGGTTCGGTAACACGGTCGTCACTAGCGCGCCGGCAACGAAGACGAAGCCGTATTATGCGCTGGTCGTAGACGACCCGATGGTCGTGTTCGAGATTCAAGAGGGCGGCACGGGCACGGAACTGACCGTGGCGGCAACCTCGAAGAACGCGAACTTTGCGCTTGCAGCGCCGGCAACTGGCGTCTTCGTCTCAGGCGCGTACCTGAACCTCGCAACGGCTCCAACGACCACGTCGACCTTGAACCTGAAGATCCTCGGCCTCGCGCAGCGACTTGATCCGGCGAGCGGCGCATACAACACCTACGGGCAGTATGCCAAGTGGTGGGTATTGCTCAATAACCACTACTACAAGACCGGCGTCGCCGGGATTTAAGGAGAACTATCATGCCAGGCGGTGTAATTTCAACAGGCGCCCACCCGAAGCTACTGTGGCCGGGTATCCATGCGATTTGGGGGCAAACCTACAACCAGCACCCGACCGAGTACACGGACCTTTTCGACATGCTCACGAGCGAACAAGCTTACGAGCAGGACGTTAAGGTGACCGGGTTCGGTCTCGCGCCGGTCAAACCCGAAGGAGCCCCACAGACCTTCGATAGCGAAGTCCAGGGCCAAGTGTCGACCTATACGCACATTGCGTATAGCTTGGGCTATATCGTGACGTTCGAGGAGCTTCGGGACAATCTCTACGAGGTCGTCAGTCGACGCCGTGCGAAGGCCAATGCTTTTAGCATTGCTCAGACCTTGGAGAACCTCGGGGCGGGTATCTACAACGATGCCTTCACCGGGAACGTGTTCCTCAATGCCGACGGTCAAGCGATCATTTCGACCGCTCATACCAACGCGACCGGGGGGACCTTCTCGAACTCGCTGAGTCCGGCGGCGGACCTTTCAGAGGGCGCTCTCGAAGACATTTCGATCCAGATCTGGGGGGCTCAGAATGACCGAGGTCTCGCGATCTCGATCATGCCGATGTCTCTCCATATCGCGAAGCAAGAGTTCTACAATGCCAATCGGATTTTAAAGTCTGTCTTGCAGCCGGGAACGTCGAACAACGACATCAACGTGCTGAAGGCGACGAATGCCTTTCCGGGCGGCATTAAGATGAACCACTACTTCTCGGCCCCGCACGCATGGTTCGTCCGCACGAACTGTCAGAATGGCATGCAAGCGTTCTGGCGCGATCGGCCGATGTTCGACACCGATAATGAGTTCGATACGAAGAATGCGAAGGCGGCTAGCTACTTCCGCATCTCCTTCGGCCAAACGGACCCGTTGTCTATCTTTGCCTCGAACGGAGCTTGATGTCCTAACCTCTCTTAAGCGCTTTGAAAAAAGCGGCCTTCGGGCCGCTTAGGAGACTTCGATGACAACGCCTTCTGCTTCTCCCGTCCGGTTTCCATCGGGCGTTTCGACCGATTATCCGTGGGGCCCGCTCGCGGGCATGGGGATGCCGAATCCCTTTTTCTATCATCTGTTCCAGGATGACTTCGACTATCTCGACACGCAACTCTACACCGCAACGAAGACCGGCGCGGGGACGATTGCGAATGCCGCCGGGGATGGTGGACAGCTTCTCTTCACCGCTGCCGCGTCGAGCGCGGCGATTTGTGAGCTTCAGGTCACGACGGCGGACTTCACGCTACCGACCCCGACGCTTCCTAAGAAGCTGTTCTTCTTAACGAGGGTGCAACTCTCGGACACGACGAACTGTGAGTTGTTCGCGGGGATCGTCAACTCCACGACCACGGTTGCCGGCATCACGGACGGGATCTACTTCCAGAAGCCCTCGGGCGGCACGACGATGAACTTAATAGTCATCTCGGGCTCAACGGTTCAGGCGACGATTGCGATCCCAACGGCCGTGCTGACGCTCTACCTTGCCGCCGCAACATGGATCGACCTCGCGTTCGAGGTCACCCGCAAGGGTGAGGTCGTGATCTATGTGGGCTACCCGCTCGTCGGATGGGTCCCTGCGAGCGCGTGGACCTCGTCGACGCAGCCGCCTCCCTTGGGCATTGTCGCCCGGCAAACCCCGGCGGTCACGTTGACCACGGTCAACCTCGCGCCGATGCTCCTTCTTCGAACCGGGAACTCCACCGCCGTGACGATGTCGGCGGACTTCCTTATGGCCTCGAAGGACAGATAGT